TCGGGCATCCCTCTATTGCAAGTATGCCTATGGGTGCCAATGGACCTTCAGGACCTTTGAATGTTCCAAGTGCAGGCAGTCTTTCGATTTCAAACTCGTTCCAACCGGCAAACACACTGGCATTTGAAACGGATCATGGTCGTATTACACTAAACATTAAAAATGGTGATCTTACTCTACCTGTAGGAATGTCTCGGGCCGATGGTGCCCGTGAGTTCTGGATGGGATTTCAGAAACACTTTAATACGGGTGATACGGCTGCACACCACCGTGAGATTGCTTTGCTGAAAGCGCAAATAAAAGAAGAAAAGCATAAAGCGGATGAATATGGACAGTATGTCATCAAAGAGACTAGGGCACAGATTGCTAATAAAATCCGAACTAAGTATAATGGACAGAAGTTAATCATGGTCAAACCAGAAGACCTGGCCAAGTTTATTGAGGATGTATAATGAGATCGAAAACACCGTTGAGATATCCTGGAGGTAAGTCGAAGGCGACCACTAAGATGGCGCCTTACTTCCCACCTAAGAATTTAGTAAAGCATTATAGAGAACCATTCCTAGGGGGTGGTTCTGTTGCCTTATGGATGACACAGAACTATGACCTTGAATCAGTATGGGTGAATGATCTATATTGGGGTCTGTATAACTTCTGGATTCAGTTGCGTGACAATGGTGATGAACTCTCCGATCGACTATACAAACTCAAGACAGATAACAATGACGTTGACAAGGCGAGAGTGCTGTTTGTCGAGAGTAATCACCGTATGGAAGATGAAAGTCTACCACTACTTGATCGGGCCGTTGCTTTCTGGACAGTGAACAAGTGTTCATTTTCAGGTCTAATGAATATCAATTCCTTCTCGGCAGGTCCTAGCAATAAGAACTTCACTCTTACAGGCATCCAGGATCTTAAAGAGTATAGCAAGATGATCCAGAATTGGCATATCACCAATTTGTCATATGATGAACTGTTGTTTACTACAGCATTAGATGATGATCTATTCATCTACCTTGATCCACCATATGAGATATCGTCCAATCTATATGGTAAGAAGGGTGCCATGCACAAGGGGTTCGACCACGATCTATTTGCGAAACATTGTAATGATGTCGCTTTTGGGCAAATGGCAATATCCTACAATGCTGATCAGTCTGTCAAGCAAAGATTCCCTAAATGGAATCAGATTGAGTTCCCACTGACTTATACTATGCGGTCCAACTCTGCCAATTACAGAAACAACCAACCACAGCGCCTGGAACTCTTGCTGACCAATTACGACTAAATATAAGAGAATTAACTCTTATAGGGGTCCTATGGCTTTAGCAGAAACAAACCAACAAGAACAGGCATCCGCATGGTTCTTTGAGCAAGCACTAAAGTATAATAAGACTTGGTCTTCGGAAGAAGCATTTATCAAAGACAAGAAGTATTATAACAAGCTTTGCTCTATCTATCCAGCAATGAAAGACCTAAACTCAAAGGCAGCCAAAGAATGGCTGCCTGCTTTCATCGCACAGCAAAAGACAATGCTGCAAGAGTTCTCGCATAGAGATTGGTCACCATTTGACGAGTTCAACCAGTCAGGTGGTTTCATGGACTACATTTCATCTGCCGTTCAGAAATGCTATAAGATATCTAAGAAGGATTCCTGGAACCCTGCCGATATCTGGTGCATCAGAAATGAAGGTGCGGTAATGAAAGCGATTGAAGGTGTCATCGGTCCCAAATCAAGTTGGGGTAGAGAACCCCCTCTGGCACCAATCGGTCAATTGAATGATGTCCTTACTCAATTATACAGAAACGGTAAAGCAAAGAACAAGAAGCCTGCCGTATGCGGTATCTCGTTGAAACAGATCACACCAACAATGATCACCGATCCTGACAATCCCAAGAAAAAGAAGAAAGTCTATATTGCTAGATATGAGGAAGTCAATCTAGATAACAATGTATTCTCTGATAAGAATGATCCTCATTTCGAGGAGTTCAATGTTGGATATGAAGTATCCTCTATTTCTATTCCCCTCACAATCAAAGATGCCGAGAAGAAATTACCAAGCGGTAAGAAGATGCTATACAGAACTGTTGCAACACAGGATTGTAGAATCAACGTTGTAAACAGATTTAAGAAGCCGGCACAAGTATTCAGCTTTCAGATTAAACCTCTAAGCACCAGCGATATCTCCAATCTAAAGTATGAGGCATCTATGTCAGGTGCTGGTTCCGCCAGACTTGGTAAAGCACCTGTAAACATGGTTGCTCTTGAGTTTAAAGAGAACAAGGTTGATTTTACCAACTCAAATGCACCATACCCTAAGGATTTGGAATCATACAAAACACAGAAGAATAAGTATATCAACATGTATAAGGAATTGATGAGTTGCACCGGTTCATTTGCTAAAATTCTTGATAAAGGTGTCATGGGAAAGAACGAAAAAGAGTTCGACAAAGTGATGCAGCATTGCTATACACCAGCAACCAAACCTTCTCCGATCGATAAAGCATGGAAAGGTGCAGGTGAACCACACATCGCTATGTCAAAGCTTATGCAGTTGTCGCTCATATATGCCCTGTATAAGATGGTGTCTGCACAAGAGGCCAAGAATATTGGTAAGAGAAAACTAGATAATATGTGGACCAACATCACATTCTTCTCACAGAAAAAGAATAGAAGATTGGCCGGTAAAGATACTAGCGGAAGATATTCATTCGGACCATTTGGAAAGTTGTATTAATGATCAGACTAAACCAATATCTCACAGAAGCAGCAGCCGAGAAGGATCGCCATCTTACCCATATTGAAGATGCTGTCTTGGAAGGTGGTGTGACAGGTACTCGTAACGCTATCGAGTTCCTTCGTTCTCTACGTGATATGTTTGCTGATGATGGCACTGTGCTGTCAGAATCAAGAGGTGGCCTTATTCTAAGAACCAAGTTCGACGGCGCACCTGCTATCTATGCTGGCATCAATCCTGAGAATGGTAAGTTCTTCGTTGGTTCTAAGTCTATCTTTGCCAAGAACGCCAAACTTAATTATACCGAAGAAGATGTCCGTAACAACCATTCTGGTGGTCTGGCCGATAAACTATCACAGGCGCTCAAGTATCTCCCCGCACTAGGCATCAAGGGCATCGTTCACGGTGACTTCATGTTCTCTAAGAGTGACCTAAAGACCGAGACAATCGATGGTAAGAAGTATATCGTATTCCGTCCTAATACTATTGCATATGCCGTGCCAGAAGGTACACCACTGGCAGCACAAATTCATGCAGCCCAGATCGGTATTGTCTTTCACACCACATATACTGGTAAGACAATGCAGACACTACAGACACATTTTGACGTTGATATTGCCTCGTTCAAGAAGTCAAAGAATGTCTGGTTCAGAACCAATCGCCTACTAGACGTTACAACTGCTGCCCGTCTATCAAAAGATGAGAACGACAAACTAACAAAGATCCTATCCCAGGCTGGTACTATATTCAGAACTATACCAGCATCACTACTAAATCAGATTGCCTCTAACGACACATACCGTATTCCTATTATGACTTATATGAACCAGAAAGTGCGTGAAGGGCAGCATATGGGCCCGTCATTTGGTAAGGAAGTAATGGACTTCGTGGCTACTAAATATAATAAGTCTATTGCCGATGCCAAGAGACCTGATACCAAAGCAAACCGCAGAAAAGAAAAAGATGCGGTGATGCGATGGTTTCATAACAATCTTGCCGGTCTCAGAGCAATATTTCAGTTACAGAACCTTTTGATTGATGCCAAGATTATGCTAATCAGAAAGTTCAACCAGTGTAACGATATAGGGACCTTCCTACATACACCAGATGGTGGGTACAAGGTAACGACTCCTGAAGGGTATGTTGCAGCATGGTCATCCGGTGGTGATGCTGTCAAACTGGTTGATCGTATGGAATTTAGTAGGGCTAACTTCCTAGCAGTAAAGAACTGGGGCAAGTAATGAAAAAGATTAAAGAACACTGTGGATGCGACAAAGGGCATCCAGAGACAAAGCCTGTCCCGTTGGTCAAGACCATTCGCAAGATAGTTAGACAGGCCAGAGAAAAGAAAAAGTATAAATAACCAATAATACCGCAGAGGTAAGAATGAAGAAAATCGTATTTACATTTGGGCGCTATAATCCACCTACCACAGGTCACGCCGAACTAATCAATTATGCTATTCGCAAAGCACACCAAACTCGTGCTGACCTACGAATCTATACCTCCAATTCACATGAACCATCTAAGAACCCCCTGTCACCGTCACAGAAGGTTGGTTTTCTAAGACAGATATTCCCCGGTGTTAATTTCATTGCCGATGCCAAGATTAGAACGGCATTTGATATCTGTAAGAAACTAACAGAAGAAGGATACGATGATGTCACCTTTGTCGTTGGTGCTGATCGTGTAGATGAATTTAGTAGATCACTAGGTAAGTATGTCAAACCAAAGACAGATCCCACATTTAATTCCAAGATTGATTATCCATTTAAAAAGTTTCAGGTAGTATCATCAGGTGCCCGCAAGAAGGGTATTTCAGGTACAGACCTTCGTGCATCAGTTCGCAAAGGTGACTTTACCACATTCGCTAAAGCATCTGCTGCCAGAGATAGAACCCTGGCACGTAAGATATTCTCTGCCACTCGTTCACAACTAAATGAGCAAGCATTGATCGAGGAGATGTCTCGTAAAGAGTTCTCAGGCCATTTAGATTCATTTGTCGATTTCTGTTGTGACAAGTTGAGCATCGCCGGCAAACCATCATTACATTTCAAAGAACCTGCTGATCAGGGTGAGCAACCATCATTCGCTGCATATGCTCCTGGAAGCAAAGAAGTCCATGTGATGAGCAAGAACCGTCATCCTATGGATATCTTCCGATCTGTAGCACATGAGTTGGTCCATCATAAGCAGAATGAAGAAGGTCGTATTGGTAAGGATATTGCTAAAGAAGGTGCCACTGGTTCTGATATTGAGAACGAGGCAAACTCTCGTGCTGGTGAACTTATGCGATGGTATGCCAAAGCCAACCCACAATGCTTCTCAATGTCACATGTCACAGAACAGAAAGCAATTATTCTGGCCGGTGTTCCTGGTTCAGGAAAAGATAAGATTTTAAAAGAGACAATTCTACCTCATGGGTTTGTCGAGATATCATCAGAAACATATGACACACCTGATGACCGTCTGGTTGTGGTGAACGGCACTGCCAATTATGAGCGTATTCGTTTCATCAAGGAAGACCTAGAAAGTGCCGGATATGATACAATCATGGTCTTTGTTAATACCAGTAATGAAGTCTCCAAGCAACGCAATGAGGCTCGTGCCGATAGAGGTGGTCGTGTCATCAATGAGGCAGTTCGTCTCACCAAGTGGAAGAATGCCCAAGATACATTAGATCGCTATGACGATCTATTCGAAAGAGTATTTGTGGTTCAGAACGATCTAGACCTAAATCAGCCACTAGAGGTAATTCAAGAAACACATAACAAATTAGTTGAAATGGTATCAGAAGATATACGTTACTTTGCCCTGACACCAGTTGATAGAGATTTTGAAAATATGCTAGAGGGTTACTCCGACTTCGGTCCTAGAGCAAAGAATAATCCAGTCGGTGGTGCAGGTAACTGGGGCACTAGCAAACTCACCGACAGATATAAATCTGACACACCAGGTGAATTTCCAGGAAAGACATTACAGATGGGATTCTTCCAGCACGGTCAAAAGAAACCTAAGACCAAGGTCAAGGTGTTTGGTAATCTACCCAAGTTCAATGATAGAATCGGACAGACAGCTACCTCTGCCAAGAATCCGTCATATCAGGGTGATCCAACATCTGATAATGTATTCATGCCTGGTGAACCAGTATCTAACTGGTCTCCAATTGATCGCTGGTCAATGAGAGAAGAAACCAAAGCAAGATTTAAAGCAAAGTATGGAAAACTAGCAGAGCAAAAGATCCAAGAGACGGCTGCTAAACTACGCAGCGAGGGTCTATGGGATTCAGATTCATCATCTGGTTTTACAGGAGCAACACCTAATGCTGGTAATGCTGGTGACGATGGCACTAAACCTGATATCAACGCAGAGTTTGAGAAAATGGCCATAATGAAGCCCAAAGGAAAACTAAATAAGAATAAGCAATCCTGAATTTAATCAAAAAGGAACCAAGTAATGTTTAATAACAAATTTCTCAAGAACGACCCTCTATTAGAGGCAGTAAAAGCAGCCCAGGCTGAAGGCACCCGCCGTCGCCAGGCAGAAGCACAGGTTAATGAAGAATTTGGTGTCTATTCACGCCAGGCAGTCATTCGTGAAAACCTTGCTGCATATGATGCCCGTCTTGTCGAACTTCTATCAGAAGAAAAGGCTGATAAGGATTATGACAAAGATGGTAAAGTAGAATCAGACAAAGCAGAATATCAGGGATCACGTATCCGTGCTGCTAAAAAGGCTGGCAAGATGGAAGAAGGTACTCTTGATCCAAAAGATTCAGATGTAACTGCTGCTTCTAAGACAATTACTAAGGCAGCACCAAAGGAAGACCCATCACTTCCATCATCATATCCAGGCGCAGCATCATCAGCCCCAACCGCACAGCGTCTATCGAATGCCAAGGCTGCTATTAAAGAATCGATCAAACTAAAGATATCTGCTCCTAAAGAGTTCAAAGAAAAGCGTCACCCAAATCCAGGTGCAGTAACAAAAGCACCGGTTCCTGGTGTATCAATCGCCGAGGGTGAAATTGAAGAAGGTAAGAAGTGGAT